CTGCACCCTTAGCGACCGGCCATTTTCAACCTCGACTCATTTTTTTCGAGGGGGGGTACAAAAATTTTTTCAGTCCCACCGCTCGTCCGTAAGCCAAACTTTTCGTGCGGGAAATTTTTTTTGCGATTCAGGATGCAAATCCTCGTGACATTTTTTGCAAACGCATTCGAGGTTCCTCTTTCCATTCTCATCGAATACACTCAGCGCAAGGTCCGGTCTATCCTTAAGATGGTTTATGTGGTGGACGATATACCCTTTAGTATATCTACCTTTCTTCCTACACTCTTGACATTCGAAATGATCGAGCCTCAATACCTCGGCCTTAAGCTTCCTCCACTCCGGCCAGGAGTAGAAAGCATCCGCGTTGTCTGCAGCAACCATCCCGGATAGCTCTTGTAGGGTGTGGGGCATTCAACTTCACGTCCCTTGCAAAACGATGTGTCCGTCTTGTTTCAATAAATGTATTGCCCTCCGCTGCCCCAGAAACCTAACCTTCATTTCCTTTAGAACTGTTCCTTATATGTCAGCTTAACTGCAACATTAGGAACGATAAATGTTATCGCAACATTTTTTAGCCCAACTTGGTCTACACTAATAATTGGATGCTCTTTCCCGTCTGCATCTTCCAGTTTCCCTGTAAGCGTTCCACCCATAGTCGGACCACCAAGGTCAAATGTAAGCGTTTCTGTTTCTCCTATAGAAAAAATATGCAATACAGTGCCCTCCATAGGAGTATCAGAAATCACAAACTGATTATTGCCCCCCCCACTCAACACCACATTCGGATTGTTTATCATATTCATCACTCCACCAAGTAAAAATCTAAGCTAAGATAAACGCAATTTCCACTATATTTAACTGATGCATTCGGATTATTTTCTATGAATACATTTCTGCTGTTTATCTTTAGAATATTATTATCAACGTTCCAGGTTACGTGTCCCATCTCTTGGAAGTCAAATCCACCATTTCCGGAGGTACCCATAAATGTAATGCCTGCAGCAGCCCCACGAAGTGTTGATTTTTTAAATACTGGAATCATCTCGTCATAATACGCCCCGGCATAGAGTCCATAGACAACAATATTTTTCCCTACATTTTCGGAAACCCAAGGTTCGTCTACATCTAGTAAAAAACTCGCGTCTCCTCGGCTAAAGTTGCTAGAAGTATAATCAACGTGGCCGATATGCTTTAAATCGGAAAACGGGCCCGAATCTTTTCCTCCATACACCACTGGATTCAAAATCATACCGCCACACCACCTTTCGGCAGTTTGACGGTTAGAGGATTAGAGAGCCCCCCCGCTGGAAATAACTGGAATTATACATAGCGCATACCCTCCAAGTAAGTTACAAGAAAAGAGCGGCTGAAACTCCAATAAACTCCCGCTCCGTCGCTCTCCTAAGCCACAGCGGAGGCGAAGTTGTTTTGCAGGCCGTTGGATGGTGGCTGCGGTCATCCCGATGGAAAGCCTGCTTTGAAGGTCTGGTGGCTCCCCCTGGCCTCGAACCAGGATATGCCCGGTTATGAGCCGGGATCTCTGCCTCTTGAGATAGGGAACCGTATATGGCCCTAAATCCTCGGGCCATGCTGCGGGTTTGTGTCCGGCTTTGCCCGCGAGCCGGGAAAAGAAGGAGGACCCGATATTCATGCCGCCTCGGTGCCGGGCGACGAAGCGAAAACCCACTTCTCTTTTATTATACCATACAATCTTCCGAAATCTATGAAATTAGGGAAAGTGTCTTTGTACCCAATGCTTAAATCAAGAAAAAAGTTACTCCATCGACTTCTTTCCCTGTTTTGATCCTACGGCTCACGCCGGATGGTGTCATGTAGTTGTCCGCGGCAGCCGCAATTATGGATGGATACGCCTTTCTCTTCCCGTCCCTTCCGACCATGGCGCACGGCTTCCTGTTTCCGGGTGCGTACATCAGATTGGAAAGAGCCAGGTTCTTTGGATCTCCATCGATCACGCCTACACTATACCCATCTCTCTTTCCGTCCATCCAGATGTCCCGCATAAGCGTTTTTATAGACATATTTTTGACTGTCCCTTGTAGGTGGATGGCCACCATCATGTATCCCGCCCCGGAATTCCAAAACGTTTTCACGACGAATGGAGTCTTCCTCCCCCGCCATGGATGATAGCTGCGGATCCTCCCGAGATCGGACAACTCGTACATCCCATCCGTCCCAGGGATCGGGCGCCATTGTTCAGGTTCATTTGTGTTTTTCATGGACGTTCCTCATTTTCCTAAGATGAATATCTTCTGCATTGATCTTCCCGCAAATAATTTTGTAATCATCGTCAGTTACCGAATTAGGGTGTATCACCACGCACCGTCCCTCTCGATCCGCCTGGACCATCTCCCGCAGCCGGTCCAGGTCGTACTCGTCGCCCAGGATGTCCTCGATGGCGGCGAGGCGTTGATATAGGTCCATATAGCTTGGACGTTCCCTTTCTTTTGTTCCAGCAGGTGGTGGAATTTTAAATTTTCCATAATCGCTTATTGTCAACCGATTCACTTCTCTAGTCCCTCCATTCTGGATTTCAGTTCGGTGATTTCCTCAGGTTCCAGGCCCGTGTCTTCGTAGGCAGCGAGGCGGTCTATGACCTCCTGTGTAACAACCGGGTATGGAGGTTCCTCATATTTACAAGAGACACTCCATATTCCATCAACCTTTTCCGTATATCGGTTCATGTGTCTTTCTCCTCATTTTCATTCATGAGCTGATCCAAAAATGCCCACGCCTTCCCGATGTAAAACGAGATCCACGGCTCGTTATATTTTGCTTCGGATGTAAGCATTTCCATAGCGCCATTGACGGCCTCAAATGCCTCTTTAATCAATTTTTCGTTTTTCATTTTGTGTCCTCCTCTCCCTCCGGCGGGCAGTCTTTCATTTTATCGGCCGACGGGATATGGTAGAGCTGTGGGTTGTTCCAATCTACCCGTTGACCGCAGTTGTCATGATATTTGCACTGGTAGACATCCCTCATGAGTTGACCTCGCCTGCGCTGGGAAATTGTATTTTTGCACTTAGGGCAAATATAGTCAATATATTCCCGGTCTGGCTCATCCAGGACAAGAATAGAGAGCGGCTCGTTCGGCGGGGTGAGGGTGGGCAATGTCTGCGCCCACTCCAAAACGGATTCCACGCCGTTCAGAAAATGTGGATCAGCATGTTCCTCATCACAGATGGCGCTTTCACGTCTGAGTGGATATTTCATAAGTTGGTCTAGGTCAATCGGTCTCGCCATCTTTCTGCACCTCCAGTCCATTCCCTCCAAACGGTCTATATTCAATTGATTCTGGTTTCCTTTCCCAATGCCATCCGCAGGACGGGCAATCTTTGCAAGAAATCGGCGGGTATGTGCAAATTACAGTATTCATTAGTACAGCGCCACATTTAGGGCAAGTTTCAATTGTCATCTTTCAGCGCCTCCAATCTCTCCATCTCGAAGAGTGCATCTATGACCCTGTGCCCATTCTCTAGCAAGGGAAAGCGCACGTTTTTTATTCATGGCTGTTCTCCTTTTCGGGCGGTGCGGGTCGTTTCATCCAGTGTGTAACCGTCCATGGGCTAATCCTGTTAAGCCATCTCCATCTCCGTACTGTTTTCCCGCGAATAGTGGCAACCTCCCATTCAAGTGGAAGGACGCCGCCACCTTTCCCTGTTGCGTTGGTCATGCAGAAAAACTCTAATCCATCATCATCGTCTGATGGAATCTCATCCTCCACCGATATCCACTCGTTCGGCGGGGTGAGGATGGGCTTTTTATACCACGGCTGGAAATTTTTGATTTTCTTCAGCAAATTTTCAGGGTGTCCATCAAAGCAGATTGCTCGGTCGTCAATGTAGGCGATAGCAGGCGGCTTTTCCTTGCATACCTTATCTACCTCCTGCGTCATGCCGTACATATCAATCCAATTTTCGATTGCCATTCTTCCAAGGGCGGTTTTACAGCGCGTAGATACCACAACAACCTCATAACCAGCATCATGGATTTCTTTTAATGCCTTTTGAATTCCAGGAACAGGCGGATCTGGAATGGTAGTCTCTCCCAGCCATCCGCTTGTATAGGAATGAATTACTCCATCAAAATCAAATACTACGGTCTTTGCCATCTTTCTTCCTCCCAAATTTACAGAAAAATTCTGAATCGTCAGGGCATGTATGCTTCCACTTATCGCACCAATTTACACATCCATCTTCAAGGTATACGCAATCTTGGCAATACACTATTTCCGGTTGGTCGAAAACAGGCAACGCTTCCAGCGCGTCGATGATTTCTTCTCGTGTCATGCTCATAGTTTAGCCTCACCAATGCCTCACGGCTTCCTCTCTAGTGATATAATGATGTATCCCCGGAGCACACTCGTTCCAACGATTTTCATCAAAATTATTTACCTCTACAGTTTCACCGACTCGATAGACGAAACTGCTGTCATAGTCGCTGCAAACCTCATTCCCGGCTGGATCTCCGTCAAGGGTTGTGATACTAATAACGACGGCCTTGTTGGCACGGCATTTTCTCCCGGTAGCAGACAACCTTTTCGCATCAGCGGGTATTCTCAACTCGACAATTTTCTCATCGGCTTTCTTAAACGCTGTGTATTCACCTTTCTCGGGGCACGTCAGTGGGTAAAATAGATTTCGTGCAGATTCTATGTGTTGTACCCCGCTCAGGTC